CCGCAGATTATCATTTAAATGCAACAACGCAAGAAGATCAGTTTTCTATTTTCCCAAGTAGACAATACGAACTAACCCCTCAAGCAACAGAGCAATTAAAAAAAAGCAGAGTTTTCTTTTTGAAATATGGAGTTCAAGAGCCTAATGTGTTAAACTTTGATATTAATATAAATGATTTCTTTTTTAGTTTAATAACCAAATTAAATGTCGTTACCGAAAACTTAAATATTGTTATAGATTCTCCGGGAGATTTAATTGAATTATCTGAATTTACACAACCAAATAATATTACACAACTTGAAGACGAGTTAAAAATAGCTAACGAAAACTTTTTAACTCAAGATCTAGTGGATAGGATAAAAAGTAAACTAACAAATCAAAATCCAAAAATTTCCGAAAATGAATTATTAAAAGCAATACTTTATTTTTCTACAAAAACAAAAAAAGGTCAGAAGAATCAAATAGTATTGCCTATAAGCGCAGACCAAGGAAAAGACCTTGCTTACTACAGTATATTAAAAAAATTGATACAAAACACATATACGGGAACAGTTAAAACTCTCCCTGTTTTTAGACTTAGTAAAGTTCCTACTTCTTTACCTTTGGCTTTATTTATAGCTAATGATCCTAAATATGTTCCATATTCTAAAGGGCAAGAAGATTCTATAATAAAAGCATTGAACGGGTTTTGGACTATTCTTGGGTTTAGACATGTAATATCCCAAGACGATGTTTTTTCTGAGTTTAAATTAATTAAACAATACAGATTGTTAGACTCTGCATTATTTAATCCTGTTGCTAGCGGGGAAACAAATACCCAAGTTCCTTAAGGAAACCACATGTTAATTAAAAAAGTTAGAGTATTAGAAGCATTTACAGCCAGCCCAAGAGATATGGTGGGATACGGAATAATTCGTGGTGCGGATGAAATTGATGGAAATATCTACACTATAAAACATACTTCTCCTTATTATGGAGTAACCGGGGGTATTCTGTCCATGCCCCCCGAAAATTCTATGATTTTAATTTGTGGATTAGATTCTTCATTTGAAGGACTAACTTGGTATTACATGTCCACAATAACATCCCCCCCTGTAGCGTACACAAATAATAGCAAAAAGAGTCCATCAAGCCCCTCTCCATTTCCTGCTCCATTAAATTCAATTTATGGCCCTTTAAATGGATTACCAAATAAAGTTGCTCTCCAATCTGAACTTGGTAATAGAATCGAACTTAGTGATGATTATAACGATGAAAAAAATAATATAGGTATATACTTAAAAACTCCTAGGGGCAAATTAATTAAAATGTCTGACGATCCTCTGCATGATTCTATTTTAATTAGAACAGGAGAAGGGGAAGCAGAACAGTTTGCAACTATTAGTTTAACTCAAAAACAAAAACCCGGATCAGCGTTTCCCGCATTTAGCATAGATATATCCGCTCATAGCAATGTGGATATTACATCTAAAAAAGGAACTGTTAATATGAAGGTGATTGACGGCTCTGAAATTAACATAGAAAACACATCTACCGGAACAAACGCAACTTCCCCTGCTGACCTTACTCCGGGCAATATAAATATCATTTCTGATCGAGGAGATATAAATATTACAGCGGGACCATCATTCTTGCCCCCTACAACTACTACATTACCAATAACTCCTGCAATAAATTTAAAATCTGTAGGAGGTCCGTTGGCAAGTTTAAATATAGAATCCGATGGTATAGTAAATATAAATGGAAAACTAGGAGTTAATATTACATCAGAAACTTTTGGAATTCCTAGTGGTCCAGTTGTAGTAAATGGAGTGACAATAGATTTAAACCCCCCTGCGTGAGTTAAATTATGCCTTTAGATCTTGATTTAGCAGCATCGATAACCGATCCGGGTAGTAACCCATTAAATAACATAGGTTCTGCATTTGGAGTCCCCCAATGCATGCTTGATTTAGCTGCAACAGCAGCTAAATTCATTCCTGCTGCGGGGCTAGGTCAATTATCCTCTAAAATAGCAGAGGGCCGAGCTTTGGCTGCTGCTAGAATTGCACAAACAAAAAAAGACGCTTTAGCAGCTTTGGGCATTTTTGAGGAAGATGGAGAGAACGGATACAGGCTAAAATCAATGTATTTATCCGAGGGATTAGGAAATTCTCTTGGAGAACTTGCAGGCGCATTAGGAGCACTTACCGAAACAGTAAGCCAAGCAACTGAAATTTATTCAAATGTTGCTGGGGAAATAGCAGCAATTAAAGCTTGTTTTAAACAATTAGAATCTTTTTCTAAATATCAAAATAGTTCCCAAGCGGTAGACCCTGAAATTTTAGAAGCTAAGTTTGCTACTGCAAAAGCTCAGGTAGATTTTTCAAAAAAATTCATTGATGAAGCGGACAAAGCTCTTGCAAACATAGACAAGGTACTTAGAGATAGGGAACTAAACCCCGATTTAGAGCCAGTTTTCAGAGACCCTAGTTTGTCCGCTTTTGGGTTAGTCTTAAAAGATTCTCCTACTCCTCAAGTAGAAATATATAGATTAGTTTTTGGTCCACCTAAATCAACTCAAGGGCAGTTTGTTTTTTCCGTCGATGGTCTTTACTACGATTCTCAAACTGGCGGACTTCCACCAGTAATAGGGTTTGTCCCAAACACCTCTGCCGCTGATCTTTATAAATTTGAATATCAATCAAATTTAGGTGGCAAAGGGGAAGTGGTTTCTCTAAAGAGTTTAAACAAGTACATGGATACAGTGTTTGATCTCTCAAAAATTAATGAAAGCGCAGATTTACTAGAACATTACAAAGCAGACCATTTTTTAAATGTGTTAGAGGGGCAACGAGACAAACAAATATACGATGTGTCTTCATCAATACAAAAATTAAAAGAATCAAATCCGGGATTATACCCTGAAGATTCCGCGATGGTTCAAAATTTAAGACAAAGCATGTATTCTATATTGTCTCAAAATAAAAGTAAAATAGATCGTAGAAAAAAACAAATAGAGATAGCAATTAAAGCACCTTCTTTGTTTGGAAGCAAAACCAAATATAATCTTGGAGGAGTCCCAATTAATGATTTTTCTTATTTGACAGAGCTAAACATAAATGTTGGATTTGAAAAACAAAAGAAACTTGTATTTGGGCAAGGAGAGGTTTCTGGGGTAGTTCTTCCCATTCGGCCTAAATATGTTAAATCAATAGAACCAAAAATAGTTCCATCAATTGACCCTTTGCGTATTCCAACAGTTGGAAAAGGATCAATAATTTTTGATGCAGATAACAACGGAGTATCCGGCACAGTATTGTCTTTAACAGATTCGGTGTTGTCAACAGACATGATTGCAATTTACAATTTCTTAGAAGCAGAAGTCTCCTACCCTGAATTTAGTGAATATAAAACTTTAAATTGCAATACCAAAAATAATTACAATAATGCTCAATTGATTGCAGCAAATGCATCATCAATGTTTACCAAGGGTCTCGCAATTCCTTATTTTAATGGGATAGTTAAAATAAATAGTGCAGGAACCCCAAGTGGATTAGGTACTTTTGGAATTTTACCGCCTACTCCTGAGTTCCAAAATTTAATGTACAGAACTACTGGGTTTAGTTTAGATTTTTGGACATATGCTCCTAATTTAGGAGCAGAACCTACTACACATGACCCAGTGTATGGATATGGAACTTCTTCTTACCATAGATTAATTTTGGGGTGTGAAAATAATGGAGGAGCATTAGATACTTTACCCATAGATCAAGCTCCCGTAGATTATTCTAGTGATATAGTTCGTGGAGTGGTTATTGGATTTACTAGAGATAGGCAAATAACAGGAGGGCTTCAGCCTAGCGCAGACGGCAACTATGCTTCTGCGGGGTGTTTCTATCTTGCTCCGACTAGATCGGTGAATGGAACTGACATTGCTTTTATAAATTCTAATTCGTTAACCAATTGTGCATCGGATTATGATGTTTTTAAATTTACAGTTCCTTTATCCTCCACACTATCGACCGGGAAAAGTTTATTTTCAACATCCGGTGAATTTATGCACTATTGCCTAACTGTAGACCCCGCGCAAGAAGACATCTCTTTATTCGTAGACGGGGAATTAATCAAAACATCAAAACTCAGCACTTTAGGCATTTCCGTTGGTGGAAACATAAATGCTCCTACTTTTAGCGCAATCAATAGTTTTAATTATAATTACAGCACCATGGGACTAATAGCTTTTGCTGATCGTCTTGGGTTCGAGGAATACAAGTTTACTCCTTGGATCATAGGGGGTGGGTTTAGTGATGGTAATGGGTTTACTAACAATGGCTTCATGGGGACTAACCATGGTAGAACCAGTGGATTAAAAGGGCATATAGGAAGTTTAAAATTTTATTCTAAACCCCTAACTAATAGTGAGGTGGTTGCTAATTATAAAACCCAGAAAGGGTTCTTCAAGAACATAGATTTAACCTAATGGCTATAAACACATACGGAACATTACCAAATTTATCACAAAAACAAACTGTAAGTTCTAAAGTCCAAAAAACTTACGGATTAAATTTTCCTTTTGGGAAAAAAACTCTGGTTGGGAGAGGGTATTTTTCAAAGGTTTCCGGGGATGAATTAGTTAAAGCAAATATCTTACAGTTATTAACTACAAAAAAGGGAGAGCGGGTAATGTTACCCGAGTACGGTATAGATTTAGAAAGATATTTATTTGAGCCCCTTGATGAAATTTTATTTAGTCAGATAAGTGAAAACATTCAAAGAGTGATTGGAAACTATCTTCCTGAGGTATCTATATTGTCATTATCTGTAACCCCAGCCGAAGACATAGGCATTTATGGAATTCCCGGAATTTCTGTAAAATTAATTGTGCAAAAAAAACTTGAGTATTCTAACAAAGTAGAAGTAACTTTGAAAGTAGGATAATTATGGTATTTAATGGCAAAGTAGAATCAGATTTTTTAAAATTAGTTAATTATCCTGTCATAGACAAATCACAACTAATTAATTATGCTGCTACTGATTTTGAATCTCTTCGAGCATCTTTGATTGAGTACATAAAAACAGTCTATCCTTTGGATTATCAGAATTTTTCTGAATCAGACTTAGGAGTAATGTTAATAGAATTAGTTGCCTACATGGGTGCAATAATGTCTATGAAAGCGGACATGCTTGCTAATGAAAATTATTTAGCAACAGCAAAGAATAGAAATAATGTAAAAAAATTATTAGAATTAATAGGGATTAGAATGAAAGGTCCTGTAGGGGCAGCAGCAGACGCTAGTTTAACATTAGACAATGGTGCATCTCAATTTACAGAAATGACGCTCCCAGTTATTAGAAGAGTAATTGGAATAACCTCTCCAGAAGATGGAGGTATAATAAATTACACCTTGTACAAAGTAGAAAATGGGCAACTAGCCGATGCACGGGCAGATGGAGCCATAGTATTAAATGTTTCTGAATCAGATTCTACAGCAAGCACAGTTTGGTCCAACTTAGCCCTTTTAGAGGGGGCATTGGTTACGGAAACTGGAACACTAACTTCCAAAGCTACGCAAAAATCTATCACATTAAACTCAGGACCAATAATAGAAAAAAGTGTGACTGTATTTATAACTGCAAACGATAATAGCGTTACGGGCGCGTGGACTCAGGTGGATAGTTTGTTCTCTGCTTCCGGGGGAGGTCAGAAATATTTTGAAGTTGTGTATGGAGATGATTTTTCTGCCACAATATTATTTGGTGATGGCTACAATGGAAAATCTCTCCCCACGGGGGCAGATTATTCTGTAACTTATCGAGTAGGGGGAGGAACTAGGGGAAATATTGCATCTGAAATCATTAATGTAAAGGTCACTGATTCCAATAATCAAACAGGTACAATACAAAACATTTCTTTGGCTACAGGAGGAAGAGATGCAGAATCAGTTGATCACGCAAAAAGATACGCTCCGCTTTATTTTAAATTACAAGATAGATTAGTTACTGCTGAAGATTATTCTACTTTTGCAAATGCCTTTTGTGGAACAGTAGGCGCGACCGGGAAAGCTAGAGCCGTAGTAAGAGATGCATATAGTTCTGCTAATGTAATAGATATTTATTTGCTCCAAGTAGCATCCAACCTTCAGTTACAACAAGCTACAATTGAATTTAAAAAACAACTTTTGGATGCTATGGAATCTAAAAAAATGTTAACAGATGAGATAGTCATTGTTGATGGGGTGATTAGAACAATTGATTTAGTTATAACTGCTAGAATAGATAAATATAACCTTCCTAGGGAAGAAGAAATTAAAGCTAGAATCAGGGATGGATTAATTAATTATTTTAATGTTGACAATTTTGATTTTGGAAAGCCACTAATTGTTTCGGATGTGGCAAGAGCAGTCTTTTCTCTGCCAGAAATTAGATACGCAACTGTTGATAATGTTGAAGCGGATGTTGCAATTGATTTTAATGAAATTGTTCAATTAAATAACTTTACCATAAATATAGTTGGTGTCTAATGGATAATATTAAATCACTATCCCCGGGAACAAAAAAATTTTTTAAGAGAAATTATGTCGATGTCTTGGACATTTTAACTCCTAAAACTTATCAAATACAGGATACTTCCTTATCTGGTACTGAAATATCCCCTGTGGATTCTTTAATAAAATCGCATGTGATTTTAGCTGCTAATTTAAGTTCTATATTCCCTGTGTCCACAGTGGGAACATTTGGATCAATGTTTTCCTCAATTCTTGGGGTCAAAGAATATTTCCGAAAAACTAATGATTTTACAAAATTAGATACTTTTGAATTTGAATCTTTGATTTTAGATCCTTTGGGAAAAACTCTTGCAGGGTTTGATACTAGTACAGATTTAAGTGATTATTTACAAAATACTTTTTTACCATCAATAAGATTAAACAATCCCACATTGTTGTTTGGGCAATCTACGGCATCTGCGGCACATAATTATTTGCTGGAAACGATGTCTTGGTTGTATATTCTGAACACATCAGGCCCATCTAATTTGGCATATCAACCATCCTCATTTGTAAAAAATATTTTATTAGAAAAAATTTACAGGGGGAAAGATGTTGAATTAGTGGACATGATCAAGGGAATAAACGAGTTCATTTGGAAAAATTACTCTACATGTTCTTTGTTTGGATCTTTGGGATTAATCCCATCACAATTTCTTTCTGGTACATCAAAATATGTGAGTGGTACTCAACAATTAGATAAATTAAATACCCTTACAGAAATAGTGTATTCTCCTTTGGCAGCAGATATAAAAGATACTAGGGTAGAAGATAATTTTGATTATTACATAGCAACCAATAGACATATTCTAGATGAAAGTAGGAAAGGACCTTTTTCCAAGTTCTTACGCGCTATTTCTTATTCCCTTGCAGATCTTAATGATGAAGTCGATGGAATAAATTTATTTTATGATATTGATAGATGCCCAGATAATCTTTTACGAGAATTAGCTTTTTTAATTGGTTGGAATTTAGTTGGACATGAACCCGACAAGTGGAGAAATCAACTTAAAAACGCTGTAGCAATCTATAAGTCTAAAGGCACTAAACAAAGTCTAAATTTGACTTTGAACGCAATCATAGGAGCCAATAATTTTAATTTAAGTTCTCAAATAATTGAATTATATGAATCTTATATTCCTAATATTTTGTACTATTGTTTAGCTACAGGATCACAGAAACTTCTTAACTTTGATACTTGGACATTACCTGTGTCAAAATCTTTTGGGGTTGAAAATTATTCTTTTGATAGTATGGATACGAACTATAGGTTCGTTATAGATTACATATTAGAAGAAGCTGCAAAAAAATACCCGAATCATTTTTTGTTAGCTAATAAACAGTTTGATTTAGATGATCCTAATTTTATATTTAATTACAGAGGAATAATAAACAACATGCCCCCTTGGGAGCAAGAAAAATTTTATCGTTCTTGCAAAGTATCCCAAAAACTTTTAGATTTTTTTGAAGAAAAACTTTTAGATTTAGAAGTTCCTGCTGAGTTAGTGTCGTCTTCAATAAATTTTATAAAAACTCACACAATTGACGCGGGAGATAACTTTTTGTCTAAAAATGGATGGTTATTTTTTACTGAATCTACTCATTACCCACCAAATTACAACAACATACTTTTAAATTTTGATAAAGCAAAAGTTCAATATCTCCCCTTATGGAATGGAAAATCATCTAGTTTTTCTTTGAATCTTTTCGCAAGCTCATTTAATTTTTCTAAGTATGAGTATACTCTTAATTCCGCAGAAGGTTTAAAAGCACTAACAAGAGCTACAGTAGAATTTACTCCCGCGCACGCAATTCCACTGATTGATTTGTCGTTGTCATCATTCAACGATGAATCAGAGTATTTGGAATATAATTGCATCAATGCGGATTTGTCCTTATCTGGAGATAATTTTCAAGCGTCTAGCATGTTGGGAGGTTACGAGTCCAAGGCATTGAATATGAGTGCTCTTGGGCAAGCTGTAAGGAGAACAGATGTTGATTTCTTATCGGATACAGTGTTCTCTGACGGTGTAGTTCTTGGAGGAATGGATAGAACTTCTGTTAGACGAAGAAACTATAAAAATTTATTACCTAAAGAAGGTTGGTATGATAGAACTGGATTTAACATGCCGGGGTACTTTGCGAATAGTTCTATACAAAATAACACCACTTATATTCCTTTGGGGTACATACCGTCTTCTGGCAAGTATACTTCAATACAAAATTATATTAGCGCACTCCCCCCAGTTTATGCTAGATGCGAAAATTTAAATTCAACTAATATACACAATGGTGTGTATACCAGTGCTACATTCCCATGCAGGGGAGCTAGTAGTTTTATCGCATCTAGTTGTGTTACTTACTCTACACGAGCAGACATGGAATATATAATTTCTGTAATACACAGAAAAATTCAAGAAAGGAATTACAGTAAAGTAGTAAGCTCATTACAAACTGGTGCAATTGATTCATCGTTCTATACATCTAGTATACTTGCTAGTGCATATGATATTCCTGCAAGCCTTGCTAATATCACTGCTGGGCCGTCATCCATTTCTGAATTTTACAATTTTGAGTTTGGTAGAAATTTACATAAATTGTATTACATTTACGGAAAAGATTTTTTACTTTCCGATTTAAATCGAGGACTTGTTAGGGAGTCTGGAGGATTTAATTTATTTTCACATGCATTTGGGCCTCTGTTGTATAATGGAAACTTTACGGTTGATGGGTCCGCAGGTATTCAATACCCGCAAATTTTTACCTCGTCTTTTGATTTTGAAGTAAAAATTCAAAATGTTTCTGGGGGAATATTATATAAAAACTCTACTGCGTCAGGAACATCACAAGCAAAAAATAGATCTGATGTTTACTTAACTAAATTTGAGTTACGAAATCCACACATTCTAAGTGGAATAGAATTTGTACAACCTTCAGGAGATTCTGCTCAAAATTATTTTTCTGTGTACAAGATTAATATAAATGAAGCTGAAGAAAGCAAGGAAAACTATTTTATAGATAATGTGTTTATAAAAATGAAAATGAAGCAGTCCTTGGGGCTACCAAGAATTAAATTTGATTTATATTCTTATGGCCCAACATCAAACATTTTATTAGCTAATCATGAATTTAAATTAACTATCCCATATTTTATAGGATCTGACAGTGCCAAATCATTTGGTAACAATTCGATAGGGGTATGGATAAGAACGGGCGTGGAAAATGAAAAATTCTGGTCATATACCCCTAAAGGGGTTTGGGAACAAACTAGTATTTATGATATAAAAGCTGCAACAGTTAGGCAAAAATTAGCACATGTATTTACTATACCACTTACAAATGTGGGGTTGAATAAACCTGCCAAGACCATTAAAAATTTAAGTCGAAGTGATTTACGGTATGCTGTAATTAATTTTAATACAATAAATTCATTAAACAAAACTTCTTCCTATTATTTCAATGGGGGAGATATACACAAACCAAATCAAAAGTATTATGTTGAAGTGTTTATGTTCCCTGATTCTACAGGGAGCACTTACGCGATTGTAGATAGTGTAGATATTGTTGATGTTACTTTAAATAATTTAACTAAGGGATATACGGAAGAAGAGATACAAAAAATATTCTTGTATTTTGAAACTTTAAGTAGGGGTAATGCATCTAGAATATCATCTATAACTAGCTCGTTGTTTGGAGCAAACGGGGGTAGTAGATTGGATTATGGATATCATCCTAAATTTGGGACTCACACACAAAATGCAAATACTGCATACACTAATATAGAGATTACAAGATGATAAAAGGACAAGTAGAAGTTTATAGTAATTTTAATTCCGATAATTCTAAATTATTATTTTCGGAAAACAATCTAATTGTTGATGGGATGGGGGAATTAATCGCCACAATGATGACTCTCCCTCCAGATGCATCTAGTGCTGCAACTTCCAGCCTGTACGATACTTCTAACTATACAATACATGCTATTTCTTTTGGAAAAGCAGGCTCAGAATATTTTAACAATGCTCATGCTAACTATGGCCCTGCTTTGTATGGAAGAGATGTATCTAGTCAAGTTTGGGTTAGTGCCAATACATCTTCTTACACTCCTAAATTATATGTTCCAAAAACAGCGTCTCCAATCGATAGTAAATTAGTATCTTTTGAAAATATAATTTTACCTGAAGAAGCTGGAAATTATACATTTGAAAGTTATTTAGGTCAGTCATCTGGCTTTTTAAATATATGGGAAAGAGACCAAGGTACTCCTGTTACTTGGAATGATGCCTCCATAGCTGGGTTTTCTGGGCTTCCTTCTAATATAAATGAATTACGATTTAAAGATGTTAGAATAAATAAATCAGGTTTATTAACTTTAGATTTAAACGGAAATGTAAGTTCTTTTAGATCTAATTCAAACACTGTATTAACACAAGGAGAATTTGAATTTAACCCAAGTGCCTTGGGTGGGGGATGTTTACAGATTTATACAGTAAATGTTACTAATCCCCTCACCGACAAACTATTTTTTGCAATTACGAGTGCAGGTAATGTGTCTTCTTGGAATGCACCGAATACCTATTTTCAAGATCCTGCGCCAACACATGCGGTATGTTCTATATCAATAGCCCCCAATTTGGCAAATGCCATTGCATTGTATCAAGACGGCACTGTATCTGCTTGGAATAGATATACCTTTGCTCCAAATGCAATTCAAGCCCCCCCAGAGAATATTCAGGGATTAGTTAAAAAAATAGGCTCTACTGGGTATTATCACATTGCTCTATTAAATGATAATTCAGTTTGTGCTTGGGGCAACAATCACGATACATCTACTACAGAATTATCAAGTTTGTATATTTATGAATCAACCCCAGATATTGTAGACATAAATTTTGCTCAGCATCTAGAGTCGAATGTTCTATTCTCTATAGGCACTATAGTTGACGGTAATGGAGATGTTCAAATTTTCGGGACTTCATCTGTAGCTTCATTACCAACAAATGGTTTAGCTAATAATATATCCCAATTAAAGAATGTTTCTAGCATATATTCAAATAGCAGGAGTTCAATTGTATTATTTAAAAACGGAACGGTTTCGGCTTACGGGATAGGGCTTTCAGTCGCTGCTGGCACCCCTTCTTGGAACACACGGTTTCGCACTGGGTTAGACGCATCCCAAGGTCAATTTTCTAAAATTAAAATAGCTAACAGCACTAATCTTCCATTTATTACATATACTACAACGGGAGGCATATTTTCAGGAACATCTTTTGGACTTTTAAATACTAATTCAAATGTCTCGACTCTGGAATCTGCCTTGCCTGTGGCTGCATTTAATGGTCGAATCCGAGATTGGCACATTGCTGATACTGCAACTGGATTTGCAGTTCTTACAGACAATACAGTTTCTTCTTGGGGAGTCAATGAAACTCCCGGATATGCGTATATTCCTCCCGGTATTCAAGGAATTACAAGTTCAATTGTAATTACTAGTAGGGACAGACTTGCACTATTAACAAACGGACAAGTTTCTTCTTGGGTTCCTTCCGGGCAAGTCCTTGGTGTAAATTATGTGTCCTACACTAGCGCGGTTCCTGCTACTGTTAATGGAACCGGAGTTAGT